AACCTGGCTCACCTCGCCGGGCCGCATGCCGGCAAACTGCGTCAGCGGGAAGCCCGTCGCCTGCTGGAAGGCGGCAGGGTCGCGCATGAGCTCGCCAAGGCGGCGGGTGTCCTCAAGTTCCGCCCGGCGCTGCTCCATCTGCGCGCCCATGAGGCGGCGCTGGGAGGCGTTGTAAAGGTCGGTATTCACTCCCGACGCCGCCCCACCCAGCCCCGCCAGGAGCTGCGCGCGCTGGGCCGGCATGATCGGCTGTCCAGCCGCGAGCAGCGTCGCGCTGATGTTGGCCAGCGCGCTCACCGCCGCGTCGCGCACGTCGCTGCGCGGCACGCCGTAGCGCGGATCGATCTGCGCCATCTGCTCGGGATCGCCGCCCGTGAAGAAATCCATAAGACCGACCATCGACTACCTCCTAGTCCAGCAGGCCGCGGCGGCGGCGGATAGCGATCGGCTCAAAGGGCCGGGGACCGACGACCTGGCCGCGCATTTGCGGCTGTTCCATCTGAGGCGTGGCCCCCAGCTGCGACAGCCCCAGGAAGCCGCGCTGCGCGGCGCCGACCGAAGCCATGCGCTGCGCCTGCTCGCGCTGCTGCTCCTGCTGCTGCTGCGCCTGCTCGGGCGTCAGGGGCGTGGCCGGATCCACCAGGGACGGCGCAAGATAGTTGCCGAGACGACGCAAGCCCGTGCCCAAGTCATTCGCGTAGACGGGCGGCGGCGGCTGCGCCGGAAGCGTTGCTGCCTCCGGCGCTGGGGGAGGCGCAACCGCAAAGGATCCCGCATCCGCCTCCGGCCCAGGCACGCCGCCCGCAGGCGCGGGGGCCGCAGCGCCCAGGCCAAGGCTCGACGCGAACTGCCGCCCGATCTCCGTGATCGGCCCAACGCCGCCCGCGTTCCGCACCGCATACCAGGGGCCGACGCCCCGATCGCGCATGCGCTCGAGGGAGAAGTCGACCTGCTCGCGCCAGTTCTCGGCGGAGGGCGGAGCGTTGAACCGCTGCTGGAACTCGTAGGCCATGCCCCCCGGCGCGATGCGGCGCGGATCGCGCGAGCCCGAGAACAGCTGGAACGGCCCGAAGGAGTAGCCCCGCGTGTCGGAATTGCCGAAGGTGGGGGAGCCCAGCGTGCGCGGGTTCAGACCCTCTCGGCTCGCAATACCGAGAGCCATGTTCGGATCGACGCCAAGCTCCGTCGCGCGGCGGAAGATGTAGTCCGCGATCGTCGGGATATCAGCCATTGCCCATGGCCTTCCGCATCGGGCCGAAGCCCAGGTTCACGGCCTTGCGACCGGCGACCTCGCGGACCTGCTCGGGGTACTTCTTCTCGACGTCCTGCGCCATGGGGCCGACGACCTTCGGGTAGGTCTTCGGGTCGCCCTTGTAGCGGTAGGCGTACATATCGAGGCCCGTCTCCTTGTCGCGCCCGACCTTCTCGATGTCGGTCTTCATGCGCTCGTCGGAGAAGCCAAGCAGAGGAGCCAGCGCGGCGATACCCGACGCCGCAGACCCGACAGCGCCCAGGCCGCCAAGGAACGAATTGCCGCGCGGCACGAACTGCGTGCCCGTCTGCGTCATGCCGTAGGGCGTGGCCGACGTCGCGCCCAGCCGCAGGTTCAGCATTTCGATCGGGTAGTTCTGCTGCTCCTGGAAGCGCGCGTAGGCCTCGTCGAGCGCCGCCTGCTGCTGCGCCTGCCGCTGCGCGCCGATGTTCTCAAGCAGCGCGGCGTCAAGCTGACGCGACCTCTGGAACGCGCCCGACAGGTCGGCTAGCTGGTTAGCCGCCGCTAGGCGCTGCTGCGCGCCTTGCAGGCCCGCGCTCTGGTTGGCCAGCTGCGACTGCAGCATCTGCTGCGCGTTCACCTGCGAGGCCGTCAGCCCGGCCTGCTGGTTGGCCAGCTGCGCCTGCATCGCGCGCTGCTGGTCCGCCTGCAGCAGCTGTGCTGCCTGGCCGAAACCCTGCGAGCGGAGATTGGCCGACAGTTCGCCGGCAGACCGCGCGGCCTCACCGAGTGCGACGCCCTCCGCGATGCCCTGGCGAGAGCCCCCGAAGGCGCGCGCGGCGAGCGCTTGGTCCCCGATACGATTGACTGCAGTTTGCGTCGCACCTTGCAAACGAGAGAGCGCGGCGTCCTCGACGTTCTGGATGAAGGGGTTCATGTACGCGCTGACATCGCCCTGCAGGAAGCTGGGCGCATTCACACCCTGGAACCCGATCTGCGAGGCCTGCACGCCCATGGGGTTGTACTGCGACACGTCGGAAGCTGTTTGGAAGGCCTGGTTGTACATCGGCTGCGTCGCACCGACGCCCGCCTGCGCGTACTGAAACGCCGCCTCCTGCTCGGGCGAGAAGCCGGCGATCAGCTGGCCAGTGTAGGGCTGGTAGGGGCGATTGCTGATCGCGTCAGCGCGCGCGAGGTTTTCGCGCGTCACATCCTCAAGCCACGGCGGGAGTTCAGTCCGCTGGGTTACCGTCTGAGCACTCGGTGCGCTTCTGCCCATGGGGGTCGTACTCCATCATTATCATCCGCCGCTTCCAGCCCCTTGCCTTTAGGACCGGCTCGTAGCCCGGCCTTACGCAGGCCTGGCCATACTCACACCCCTGTTCCAGCGCCCACTTCTCCACCTGCGGCATGAGCTCCAAGATCCCGTCGAGCTCACCGGCAGACAAGAAAAAATGAGCGTACTTGCGCCGTGGCGACTGCACGATCTCCGTGATGATGATCGCGCGATCGTTGTGGTGCGCCTGCATCTCCCCTCGGTTGAGGGCTTCGATGACGTCTTCTAGGGAATGCGTGTCGCCGCCAAGTCGCAGCGCCTTCCGCATCCTAGTAAGGAGGAGAGCCCGATTGTCCAAGCGGCACCGCCGTGGCCGTTAGGGTTCCCGCATTACTGACTGTCAGCTTATATACCGACCCGTTCGGCGCTTGAAGCAAAACCGAGTCCACCGCCTCGATCTTGTTCACCGTCTGGCCCACGATCTGGTCTAGCGCCGACAAGGCGCGCGTAAAGTAGCCCGCGTCGTAGGCCGCCGGAGCGGGAGGAAGATTAGCCCTCATCGTGCCCCCTTCGCCGTGAAGTCAATCCGCATCTGGCCGATACTCCATGGGGCGTCTTCGGTCGCGGCGATCTTGATGCGGAAGTCGCGCCCTGTCACGCGGACATCCGTGTAGCCGTCAGAACGCGGGTTATAAGGCCCCGACGTCGTCTCCGCGCCCTCCGGGGTGAAGGAGGAGAAGAAGGTCAGTTCCGTGCTGTCGTATCCGTAGCCGCTGTCCGTCAGCGCCTGGCGGACGAAGGAGATGGACCCACCGTCGCGCAGGTTGATGGACCCCGTCTCGGCGTAGCGCGACGTCTCGATCGGCATGCCTGCGGCAGTCCAGCCGTTCTCCTGGTAGTACACCTGGTTCAAATCGTCGGTGGCGAGGGGGAACTTGAACACCCCCGCGCTGCAGGCCGCCGTGCGCGTCATCGTGCTGCCGATGCCCCACCAGCCCTCTTGGAAGTTGTAGTAGACGGAGAGGTTCGGAACCGAAGATCCCTGCGACGGGAACCAAAACCAGACTTCCGGAAAGGTGCCGTTATCGGCCCCGTGCGCGTAGAGCGGGCCAGCGTCGGGGTCGATGTTGTCGAAGACGTAGGCGCCGACATCGCACGCCAGCGGCTTCACGACGCCGCCGTCGTACATCCAGAAGCCTTCCTTCCCCATCCAAATGCAGCGGCCCGCCGTAACCGCGAAAGAGCGCGGCGACATCAGCCCGCAGCCAAAGCCGATGCGCTCGATCGAGTAGATGTAGGGCAGGCCGATGAAGCGCATCAGCCAGGCTTCGCTCTCGGTCCAGATCAGCGTGCCTTCGCGCACAGGGGCCGCCATAATCAGCAGGCTTTCCGTGTCGAGATCCAGGAAGCCCGCCGTGTTGGTCGTCGAGGCGAAATCCCAATCGGTGTAGTTCTCGCGCGAGCTCCACCCGACCCGGCGCGGTACGCCGCCGACGCCAAGAAGCACGGCGTGGCGCTCGGGCGTGACGATTACGGCGCGGTTGCTGATCGGGATCACCTTCGTCGTGGTGACGCTGCCGCCCGTGCCGGTGGTGTTGGTGCCAGAGGAGGAAAAGGTAAACGTCGTCGGGCTCGGCACAGACGCCACCGTGTGCGTGCCGTTGAAGCTGCCGACGGAATTGCCCGAGACGACGATACTCTCCGCGGGCGTGTAGCCGTGATTGTCCACCGTCGTCACCGTGGCGACGTTGGAGACGCGGGTAATGCTCGCAATCGCGCTGGTGCCGACAGGGTTGGCAACAGGCTCGCCCGTGTTCCAGTGCAGCAGCCGCCCGTCGCTTGACGAGACGGCCAGGAGATCCTCGCCCCAGTTGTCGAACGTCCAGGAGAAGGACGGCGTGAACAGTAGGCTGGCCGGGCGCCTATCAGCCACCGGCAGCGCCGCCGTACCGCCGCTGGAAGACGCATTCGCCGCCGTCTGCGCGTAGGTGAACGTCGTGGAGGACGGCACGCTGGCGATCGTAAAGGTGCCGTTGAAAGACGCGTCCGTCACGCCCGCGATCAGCACCGACATGCCGACATGGAACATGTGCGCGTCAGCCGTGGTGATGGTCACGACATTCGTCGCCCGCACCGCCGTCGTGATGCTCACCTCGGCGTAGTCGAGGCCATACAGAAGCTCGCCGTAGTCGCTCGCGCCATAGGCGCCGTACAGGCCGATATCCGGCTGCACATAGCCCGCCGGGGTGACCTCCAGGTAAGACGAGCCGTCGAGGACGTAGAGGTTGTCTTCGCAGCCCAGCGCCGCATAGGGATTCCCGGCTTGGTTGGACCAGGTGAAGATAGCGCGGCAGGGGCTGGCCAGAGGTGAGCTAGTAATGCGCTGCCACCCGCCCACCGGAAGCAGCTTGCCGGAGCGCCAGCGCACTAGGTTCGCGTCCCAATACCGCCCCTTTACCTGCAGGGGCGTCGCAGGCTTCACCACACCCGGCGGGAGATTTAGGGCGGCAAGGGGCATTTATGCCATCTCCTCTCCGCGAGACATACGCGCGGCAGTCACCTCCACGTCGTCCACGCGTCGGGTCCAGCCGCGGCCAAACACCTGGAACGTCGGCAAGCCCCGCAGGAACGCCTGGCGCGCTTCGCTGTATTCCTCAATGAACCCTTCGGCCCCCTCCGCGCAAGCGGCTTTGATGGCCGCCAGCGTCTTAGGTCCGATGGAACCGTCTTGCGTCACGCGCGCAACCTCCTGGGCGAAGAGAATAGCCCGCCGCGGGCCGGAGTTCACCGCGCAGTCAAAGACGGCGTAGTCAACGCCCGCAGGCAAATCGTCCCCCCGCACCGCGTCCCAGTAGCCACGGCGGTAGATGGCGGCCAGCGTCTCGTCGCTGATCGCGCGGAGCTCGTCCTTCGTCACCTCGCGCTTGAGATGCGCCTCCAGCGTGCGCTTCGTCACGCCCTTCATCGTGGCGCCACCAGGATCAGCCGGGTGGTCGGCCCAGCCGCCTTCATGCTTCAGCACGAAGGCAAGGCAGAGGTCGAAGTTCTGCTTCACTTGTCGGCCTTCAGAACGTGGTTGAGCTGCTGGGTCTTTTCGCGCGAGCCGGCCGAGGAGCCGAAGTAGTAGCTGACGATAACACCCCAGGCCGTGCCAAGGGTACCCAGCATGATCAGCAGCGCCTCGCCTCCCTGCGGCGGGAGGCCATACAGCAGCATACACCCAAGCACGCTGAAGAAGCCGCAGGTGACGGTCGCCGCCAGGGCGCGCGGGGTCCAGTCGCCGGTCTTCACCTCGCGGTCGCGGGCGCTGTCGCGATCAGCCGCGTCGATGCGCTGGATGTCGATCTCCAGTTCCTTCATTCGCACCGTGAAGTTTTGCTCGGCCTGCTTCAGCGCGAGCAGCTGCTCCGGCGTGGCGTTCTTCGCAGCCTCTGCCAGCTCGGCCTCGGTGCCGTCCGGCTTGCCCAGCAGGGCCTCGGAGATGGCGCGCGTGGCCATGCCGGCGAGCGGGCCGCCGACGGCCGTGGCGATGGAGGGGGCGACCGTGCGGACGAGGTTTAGGAGCTGGTCCATCAGTCGCGGTTCTCCGAGGATTGCCCCAGGCGCAGGCCTCCGAGGAGGCCAACGAGCGCGCCGACGATGGTGGAGAATGCAGGCCCCAGCACCTCAAAGATCTTGTCGTTGTTGACCTTCTCGTCGAACAGGCCGAACAGCAGTACGAGCACCATGGCGAGCATGACCATCGCCAGCGTGTAGATTGAGATGAGCAGGATGTGCCGCTGGACGACCTGCATCATTTGTCGGCCTTGCGGTCCAGGCGATCGAAGATCTGCTTGAGGATCTCCTTCACTTCCTGGATGTCGGTCTTGTAGTCGTCCTTGCTGACGTAGGACGTGTGAAGCTCACGCTCGATGTGCTTCATCTCGTCCTGGAGGGTGCGGACGCTCTCCCAGACGACCTTCAGCATCCACCCTACTGCCGCACCGCAGACCCCGACGATGATGTTGTAGAGGTCTTGGGTCATTTACGTGGGTGTCCACAGCAGCGGCGGCGTCACGACCGGCGGATTGGCGATAGCAGCAAGCTGCGCGGCCACGTTGTCCGTCAGCGCCTGCACCTGCTCGGGGCCAAGGGCCGCCTGCACCCAGCCGACCACCTGCGCCTGCGTCAGATCCTCGTAGGGCGTGTAGGGCTGGCCCGGCTCGTAGGTCAGGCCGACAGTGCCATACACGGTCGCGGTGTTGGTGCCGTCCGTGCCGTTGAGGCGCCAGTGGACAGTGAACACCACATCGGTGTGGCCGTCCTTCTGCGGATAGCAGTCAAGCTGCTCGATGACCCAGGTGTAGGTGTTAGACATCAGCGAGCCTCCAGTGTTGCGATACGGGCCTTGAGAGCATCGTTCTCGGCCTTCAGTTCCTGCACGGCCTTCGTCAGCACGGCGACAATTTGCAACGGATCGATGCCCTGGAAGGTCGGGGTGTTCTCATCGTACATTTCATCCTTGACGCCCGTGATGGCGGTCGGGATTGCGGCCTGCACCTCATGGGCGACAAAGCCAACAGCAGCCCGGTCCTTGTCCTTCCACTTGAAGGTGACAGGGTTAAGCTGCATCACCGCAGAAAGACCGCCGCTGAACGGCGCGATATTTTCCTTGAGGCGGTAGTCCGAGACGCTGATGCAAGAATTGGCTGCAATATCTATGAAGCCAGAGTCAATGCTGTTCCTGCACTCAAAGCGAACGGCTGGCCCGGAAAACCTAAAGATACCGGCGGCAGAAGACGCAGGCGCGTGAAAGCCAATACCCGGCTGAGTGCCGCCGGTGTGTTCAATGGTTACCGTCCTCTCGTTCCAATTAGCTGCGCTGGTGCCCGCGACAGCTAATCGGCTTTCGGTGGCACCCGTAAAGGCAGTCGTCCCAATCCTAAAATTGCCGCCAGCGTCAATGCGAGCGCGTTCGACAGCGTTGGAGTAAAACTCAACTTGCCCGTCAGCAGAGGAAAACATACCCCCGTCTGTGTCGCCACCACCGCCGCCAAAGGAATACCCGTTGTTGTTTACCCCTCCAACTCCGGGCGCGCCTCCTCTGGCACGAATGCCACCGTTAACCACGAGGCTTGTATCTGGCGTTGTTGTACCGATGCCAACGTTGCCGCTACTGGCGATACGCATGCGCTCGGAGGTGCCGCCAGTGCGGAAAATAAGATTCTGGTTCGCTATTTCAGACGCAAGCGAAGCAACGCCCGTGCCGACAACATCCGAAAACACAACAGAGTTGAAGGCAGAGGCGCTCCCAGAAAGATCGAGGACGGCGTTTCTGTTTACGCTTTCAACTACGAGCGTGGTATTAGAAGCAACATTCCCGGTGTTTGCGTCGTTGTACAGATGAAGGCTGCGGCCTATAGAAGAAACTGGCGACGACGTACCGATGCCCACGTTGCCCGACGTATCCTTGTAAATCTGCCCGCTGCCGACATTGATCACGGCCGTGTCGCCCGTAAAGCCGTTGATCGCCGGGTTGGTCAGCGTCTTGTTCGTCAGCGTCTGCGTGCTGTCGGTATCGGCCATCACCTTGCGTGCAGAACCAGTGCCGACCGTCAGAAGGTTGTCGTCGCTGTCCCAAACGACGGAGCCGTCCGCCGTCTGGGCGGGAGACGCAGCAGTCGGCACGACGAGGACGCCCGTCGCCGTCAGCGTCCCGGCCACCGTCAGCGTCTTGCCAGACCCGACGTTCAGACCGACCGACGTACCGTTGCCAGCCGCGTTGAACAGCGCGTCGATTGTGTCGAAGTCGGTGTTCAGCTTGCCACCCCAGGTGTCCCGCGAAGCGCCGACCTCGGGCTTCGTCAGGTTGAGGTTCGTCGTAAAGCTATCGGGCATCCGCGCCTCCTAGTTCAGCCTGTCCCACGCCTGGGCAGGCGTCGGTTTCAGCGTCCATGTCTCACCGGCCACAGACGCCGGAACCCAAGTCTCGGGGGCCACAGGTTCGGGCTCCCACAGATACCGTCCGTTCGCCGTCATCCCCGCCGTCACGATAATTAGCTCGGAGGCAAATCTGACGCGTCGCACATCCGCGGTAAAGGACGAAACAAGCGGTATTCCTTCTAGCGCGCTAAAGGTGGCGTTTCCAGCCGAAACCATGCCGCCCTGGATGGGGATGGTTTCCACCCCCAGCCGCACCCGCTGGCCGTCTGCAGCCATGTCCGAAGAAATAGCGAAAGTGGCACTGTTCAAAAACACGACATAGCCGTCAGCCGCGGCGTCCGACGTGATGGCCGCCGTGGCCGATACCTGGCGCACGGCTTGGCCGTCGAAAGCTGCGCCAGAGGTCACGGCGATCGTCTCGGCGGCCTCCCGCACCCTCTGCCCTGCGGCGACCATGTCGGACGCCAGGCCGATCGTCGCCGCCGCGAGCTCGGTGTTCGCCGCCACGGCCATCATCGAGGAGGTGATGGAGTCGAGGAAGGCCGCGAAACGAACCCGCGTCCCGTCGGCCAGCATGTCGGACGTCACGGCAGCCGTGGCCGCCGCGCTGGCCGTCTTTACTGCGGCAAACGACGCATCAGACGCGGCGGCGAAGATGGCGCTGGCCTCGAGGACGTACCCCGCGCCGTATAGCCCCTCGCCGTAGTCTGCTACGCCGTAGTCAGCCATCTATCAGTCCAGCGTGACGTCGAGCGAGCCGACGTTAAACCGAAGCACGTCGCCGTTGTCGATCGTCTTGGAGGTTGTGAGGTTGGCGAAGGCGATCATATTGCCCGACGACAGCGCGTCGTGGATCGCGGCGGCCACCACAGTGCCCCAAGACGCCGTCGCGGTCGGGAACTCGACCGCCACGCTGTTGCTGGCCTCGGTCGGCGCCGTGCCAGAGACGGTGAACGTCACCGCCTGGCGCACGTAGGAGCCGCCAGACACTTCCGTGCCGCCGCCCCCTTCGCCGGGCGCTACGGTGTAGAGCGCGATGTACCAAGCCGTGGGACGGGTGGCGCTGCCGTTGGTCAGCAACCACGTCAGTACGAGGTTTTCGCCGTAATTCGACAGACCGGGCATCAGTAGAACCTCCTGGTGCGAGCCACCAGCGGGGAGCCGCTGGTCAGTGACTTCTGGGCCTCTTCGTTCAATGCCTGGACGCGCTGGCCATAGAAGGAACCAAACACGGCAATCCGCTGGTCGTCCACCAGAAACGGCGCCGCGTGCGTCAGCGCGCCGTAGAGGTAAACGTCCGGCGCCTTCGTCAGCAGCCAGTTGGTGGTGTTGGCATTGGAGAGGGCCGGGATCTTGCCGTAGTAGATCATCTCGATCTCGACGTTGTCGGTCGGCGGCGGCACAAGTTCGATCGCGCCGTTCATGAGGGAGTAGGCCACGACCTTGTCGTACCTCCGCTCCTTCACGATGATGTCGGCTTCGTCGAGCGTGACAAACCGCAGCGGGCTGGTCCCGTCCACGATCTGCAGGTTGATGGCCTCGAGCCAATCGCCCGGCAGCTGCACGAACTCGGCATCGCTGATTGCCTCGGCGCGGATGATCTGCTCCCGGCAGCGCAGGCGCGTGTTCAGATCAGCCTCGGCAAACTGAATGAACATGGGGATCTGAGCCGTCAGATCCTGGCGGTTCAGATAGTCCGCGATGGCGCTCTGCAGCGTGGCGTAATTCGTGATCTGCGACATCAAGCGTGTCTCCACGTCTTACCTGTTTGGATGCACCAAACAGACCTGTAGTTAATGCCGTAAAGCGCGCAATATTCTTTCGACTTGAGGGCCTTGCTCCGAATGTGATCTACGGCCTCTTTGGTCAGCTTTGCGTTGGGAGATGAAGCGCCCTTCGCCTGCCGTCCCTTGGCGACCATATCTGCGGAGTTGTCGGCGTTCGTCCCAAGGAAAAGATGATCTGGGTTAACGCAAGATGGCACATCGCATGTGTGGCAGACGAGGCTGTCACCAACATCTCCCCGCGAGCACTCAAAAGCCACGCGATGCGCCTTCACAGTCTTGCCCCGAAGCCAAAAATGGCCGTGGCCCGATCGAGTAGTGCCACCCAGCCAGAGCCAGCACCCGCTTGTGGGCTCGGGCATTACCTGCATGTCGAAGCGCGCGCGCTCCCTTTCGGACAGCATCAGCTTTTCATCCAGCTGGTCAAAAAAGGACGCGCCTCGTCGCTCGCCAGCCACTTACGCATGGCGGGCCGATCGTCGAGGATGCCCCTCTGCTTCAGATCCAGGTAGACCATCATGGGCAGGCTTGCGACCTTGACCATGTCGCCGCTCTTCTGCGTGCGAGAGCTCTCGTTCCTCTCCGCCTGGGCGCGCTCCGCGATCGCGTCAATGTTGCACGTCGTCTCAAGCACCAGTTTCTGATCGCTGGTCACATGAAAGTTCTGACGGGTACCCGTCAGGCTGTCGTAGGACAGCAAAAACGAAGCCGGGGCGTATTCGTCAGCCATGTGCATTCCCTAGGAAGGCGGGAGGCGCCCGAAGGCGCCTCCCTCTTTACTCACGAAGGGATCAGGTTGGCGATGACCGCGTGTGCGCGCTGGCTCTTGATGCGCAGCCCGTACTCCACGACCATCTCCTTCTTGTCGCTGTCGCCCGTCTTCGCGATATCGAAGGTGCGGAACGGACGCAGGTAGGACACGGAGGCGTATTCCGGGTCCAGCACGAAGGCGAAGTTGCCAGGCTGGAAGCGGTTCGGGACGATGGCCACCTCACCGAAGTCGGAGAGGTACACGTCCGCCGTCGCCACGATCGCGACCGGCTTCACCTGGTTGTAGGTGACGCGGTTCGGCGCGATGCCAACGAAGCCGGAGGCGACCGTCTTGTTGTAGGCGTTCACCATGAACACCTTCGGGTCGCCGCCATCAGTCCAGACCTGCTGGATCGCCGTCTTCAGCATCCCTTCCGTCAGCGCGACGTCGGTGGAGGTGGAGAGGCCGGTCCAAGCGGTGGACGGGTAGCCGTTGCCGTTCGCGCCAGACATGGCAGACACGGTCGCCGCATTGGCCTGGTAGTTGTACAGCAGCCAGGTCGGCAGGCCGGCAGTCTTACGCGCAGTGGAGTTGTTGCCCGCCACGCCAGCTTGGTTGCTGGTGAGGATGGCCTCCATATCGCGCTTCAGTTCCTTCGCCTTCTTGGCCGTCTCGTAGGCCATCAGCGTGCGCATGCCGGCGGTGTTCACCGCGTCGGCAGTGCCGGAAACCGAGATCACCTTGCGCGAAATCTGCGTGTAGTTGGCCACGCGGACGGTCGCCGTGAAGTCGGCGTCGCCAGCGTCGGCACCTTCGATCACCGCGTTCGCATTGTCAGCGCCGGCCAGCTGGTCGGTCTGCCACTCGAAGTAGGTGTTGTCGGCCGAGTCGCGGCCGATGTTCGACATGAACGGGGTGTCGACGGGCGAGATGTCGTAGATGATGTTCGACAGGTCTTCGCGGATCGCGTTGACGTTGTCGTAGGTCGTTGCCTTGCTAACGGAGGGCATGGGTTATTTCCTCTGATCGAGTAGACCGAAAAGCCTCGCGGCGTCATCCGCTCGGCCCGTTGCTTTGAGACGCTGTCTCATTCGCTGAACGTCGGTCGCCTGCTTCGGAGAGGATGCATTCGATCCGGCCCGCATCGGCTTCGGACCCTGCGCCTGCGTAGGCTTGGGCCGGTTAGCCATGAGGGCGTCGTATCGACGCGCCTTTTCAAGCACCAGGACCGCTCGCGGGTCATACGCCTGCGCCAGTTCTTCGTCCGAGTAGCCGACATTGCGGCCATACTCACGAAGGTTGCTGCGCGCCGCGTTCCACTTCGCTGCGTCCTTCCACTCCGGCATCTTGTCGAGGAGGAACTGCCGCCCCTCTTCGATCTGCTGCCGCAGTGCAGCTTGCTCCTGCTGAGATGCAATAGAGGCCAGACGTTCCTGCTCGGCTCTCGTCGCGGCCAGACGGTCCTTGTAGTCCCGCCACTGCTTCTCAACGATCGGGAAGTTGAGCGGGTCTTCGCGGTGCAGCTGTTCCCAGTTTGGCTCCTGCGGCTGGAACTGTTCCAGCTGCTGCCTCAGAGCCCCGAGAAGTTGGCCGTACTGCGCCCTCTCCACTTCCACTTGCTGGCGATCCGCTTGGAATGCCACAGCCTCATCACGAAGCCGCTGCATCTTCCGCGAATAATCGGACTGCCTCTGGTAGCCGTCCAGCGCCTCCTTCAGCGTGACCTGCTGGGTCTTGCCGTCAATCTTGACGGTGACCAGCGTGTCAGGCTTCAGACCGCCTTCGGCCTCCCCTTCAGTGTCCTCGACTTCCCCGGATCCCTCACCCTGGGATGACGCGGATTGCTCCGCTGCCTCGTCACCCTCGGGCATAGTCTCGTCGCCCAGGTCCGCCGACGCCTCAGTCTCCTCGACTGCGGCAGAAGCCTGCTTGGGCTTTCCGGCTGTGGGTTCGGGGTCACCCCCTCCCAGCAGGCTGGAAATCCGACCAGCGGCCTCTGTCAAACCGATCTCGCTTGGCTGCGACTTCTCGGTCATAAAGTTTCTACTCCTTGCGTGGCGCTATCTTCAAGCGTCGATTGAACTGCGACACGGTTGGCTCCAAGGCCAGGGCCTCGAGCTCCTGTCTGAACGCAGTTACGGCGCGCACCATGTAGTACGCATCGTCTCGTTTGGCCCCGTCCTCGGGGCCAGAATTGATCCACTCGGCCACGCACCGCGCCTCGAGGCGCTTCAGCACCTCCTGCGCGGCCCCGTCCCGGTGGAGAGCCTGCGCGGCGCGCCAGAGCTCTTCCTGCTCGTAACTCGCCATCACATCGCCCCCGGAGCCATCGCGCCTGGCATGACCATCGGCGCAGGCGCCTGCACCGGCAGCTGCGGAGGCAGCGGCCCCTGCGCGGTGCGAAACATGGCCTGCAGTTCAGCCCGCTGCCGATCAACCTCGGCCTTGATCATGGCCATGTCGACCTGGGCGCCGTAGCGGGCCTGGATCTCGGCGGCCTTCATCATCGCGTCGACGTACATCTTGTCGCGCTCGAGGTCCGCCTGCGCGGCGGCCTTCTGGCGCTCGAGCTCCTGCTTCGCCGCGTTGATGAGGATGTCCGCCTTCACCTTCTCCGCCTCGACCTGCGCCAGCAGCTGCGCCGGATCGGGCTTGTTCGCACCCTGCTGCATCTGCTGCATGAAGGCCTGCACCTCCTGCGGGTTCACTTCCTTCCAGAACTGGCTTGGGTCTTGGAAGCCAGCCAGTTGCGTCGCCTGCGCAAGCGCGCCGCGAAGCTGAGACAGGTCGACCAGCGGATTGTATGGCCCGTAGGTCTGAATGACCTCCTTCTGCTGCTGGATAATCTGCGCCAGGAAGGCCATGCGCTGCTCGTCGGAGCCGCGCCCCAGTGCGATGTTCACAACCATGTCCATCGAGGCGTCCCAGCCCCGCGGGTCGATCGGCACGAACTTGTTGCGCAGCCTGACGATCTTCGCCTTGTCCTGGTGCTGCACCACCAGCGCAAGAAGGCCCTGGAAGCACCGCTTGAGCCCATCAGCGAATAGGCGCGCGATCATCTCGATGCGCTCCTGGGAGCTCGACAGCTGCGCCTGCACCGCCGCGCGGGTGGTGGACTGCAGGACGTCCGCATCGAGGCCCTGGGAGGCGCGCGAGATGCCCGTGCGCTGCGTCTTCACCTCGTCGAGGTAGGCCATCACGCCCAGCGCCTGCTGGCCCACGAAAGGCGTCGCCAGAGGCTGCACCATGCCAGGCGCGCGGGCGCGAATGATGGCGCCCGTCTCGACGTTCATCACGTCGGCCATGTTCACCTGGTTCTCGACCACCACCGTGCGCGGGTGGATCGACTGCGCCAGGCTGTCGAGCGTGTTGCGCATGATCGACGACTTGATCAGCTGCAGGTCCATCGTCTGGTCCGCGATGGACTGCCCGAAGATCGTGTGGGGCGTCGGATCGGGCGCGAGGATCGCAAACGGCACCTTCTGCACCACCTCGCTGTGCAGGATGTAGGCGCCATTGCCCACGCTGCAGACCTTGTGGAGCTCGGCAATGCCGTCGCCGTCACGATCGGCGCGGATGTAGCTCTCGACGTAGAAGACCTTGTCCGTCGTCTCGTCCGTCGTCTGCGTGATACCGAAGAAGCTCTGGTCCGCCGGGTTGCGGACCAGAACCTCGTTGTTCATATCGAAGCCGCCCGTGCCGGCGTTCTGTTCGATGATGTCGCGCGGGTAGCCCATGGCGACAAGTTCAGAAATCGTCGCCAGCTTGCGGCGGCCCACGTAGATCGCGTCGTCGAGGCTGGTGGCCTCGTTGTCGATAAGGAACTGCTCCGGCGGGATGCACTCGACGACGTAGCGCGGATTGCGCTTCACGCGGCGGATGCGCAGGTCGGTCTGCGCCACGCCGGTCGTCATGTCGACGACTTCCGTCAGGCTCTCCACCGTGACGTCGGGGTCCGACGTCAGGTAGGCAATCTCATCCGGCAGCAGGCCCGAGTAGGCGTAGCTCTCGACCTCCTCATAGTCGACCTTGTACCAGGTGAGCACGCCCGTCTTGAGGATGAGCGCGTCCTTCATCGCGTCGTGCAGGATGCGGAAGCCGGGGTTCTCCTGCATGAAGACGTAGTTGATGAGGTCGGTGGCCTGCTCCGCGGCCTGCACGTCCTCCGCGCCCTTCGGCACGAACTCAATCACCTTGTCGCCGCCCGTGAAGATCCGCAGCAGGGACGGCAGCATGGCGAGGATCGTGTCGCGCACCTCGGTCAGGATGACCTGGCTGCGGCCCTCCTCTTCGTTGCCGAAGACCTCGCCCAGGAAGTAGGCCATCGCATCTTCGCGCACAGGCGCGAGATAGCTGTCGATGTACGTCTGCGAGTCCGTGATCGCCTGGAAGACGATGTAGCGGAACTCCTCGTCGTCCATGGGCTCGTTCTGCGGCAGCATGTAGCCCGTCTCGTCGTTATAGACGTCGCTACGCGCCGGGATGTTCACCACGTCGGGGTCATATCGGCCAGGGGTAATGCCTTGAGCCATGGTCTAGACCTTCTTCCTGACACGCCACCACTGCCAGCCCGCCTCGGAACCGACTTCGTGGCTTGGGAAAAACTCACTCACAGCCCGCTTTACACCGTCCATGGGCAAGTCATCACCACCTATCACGCCGCCAGGCTTTACCTTAGGCCACCAAGCCTCAAGATCGGCCATGACCTCGTCGTATTCGTGGCCGGCGTCGACCCAAACGAAGTCAACACTCTCCGCGGAGAACAATCCAGCGGCTTCGGCGGTGGGCATCCGCAGAACATTGGCCTTCGGGTAGCCCGCGCGGGCGATATTCTCCAGGAACACCTTGTAAACCCGCTCGAGCTCGGGATCCGCTTGGTGCTCGGACTCGTTCGACCCGCCCCAGTGGTCAACGAAAAAAATCGACGGATTTTTTCCGCTTTGAAGCGCCTCGACTAGTAGAAAACAAGCCGATCGGCCCTTCCAGCAGCCCAACTCAACAAAAACAGAGCCATCATTGGCCTCCCGCAGGGCGTCGCGGTATGCCTTAGAAAAATTAAACCAGCCTTGGATTTCGTCGAAATAGTGCTTCAACGCTTTTTCGCCTTGCCAGCTTCACTCAGCGCGATGGCGACCGCCTGGTCGCGGCTCTTCACCACCGGACCCTTCTTGGACCCGGAGTGCAGCTTGCCCGCCTTGTACTCGCCCATCACCTTGCCGACCTTTTTCTGGCCCTTCGACATGCCTTTCATTCTTCGATCTCCATGATCTTGCTCGCGGCCTCTTCCAAGTCGGGCGGAAAATCCTCTTCCTCTCGACAGGCTTCTGCATGCTCATGCGTGAACTCCATCGACCCGATGTGCTTCACGTCCTTCGACAAGTCGTGGTCGACCAGCACCTTAAAGCCGTGCGCCTGGGCCAACTTGCAGAAGTAGATGTCCTCTCCGACGTACATCCCGCCACGCGGCAAATAGGACACGTTGAACCAGGGCTGCGGCAGCTTCTTGAAGACCTCCGTCTTCACCAGCATCACCCCCATGCCGATCGCATCCACCTCCTCAAGGCCCATGCGATCGTGCGAGTAGATGCACTTTAGCGTGGCGAAGTCGCTGAAGGCCACCGTCTTCACAGGCAGGCGGCGCGTGGGGTAGTTGCAGGCCACGATATCCACGTCCCGCTTGATCAGCTTTTCCAGCAGATGGGACGGGAACCGCATGTCGCTGTCGAGGAAGAGCGCGTAATCCGCTCCCGCCGTCAGCGCCATGTGCGCCAGCTTCGCGCGCTGGTCCGCGATCAGCGTCCCGTTGACGATGTGTACGTCGAAGCGCGTATTTGGAGGCGCGTTGCCGTACCAGCGCGCCGACAACATCGCCAGATCGTGCGCGAAGCCGGTCGCAACCTCGTCGCGCGCCGGAACGCAGATGGAGACGTTCATTCTTCCTCCTCGGCGCTCATGTCCTCGTACGAGCCTTCCTCATCCTCGCCGTACTCGGACTCGTCATCCTCTTCCTCGTCGTCGCCCTCGTCCTTAATCGGGCCACCGACGATCCACGCAGAGCACGTCCGCCCCGCCGCGCACTTGAAGTCGAAGATCTCGCAGAAGCCCAGGTCGCCGGCCTCGACGACCTCCATCGCGTCCTCGCCCGCGTCCTCCGACATACCGTTCTCGATGCACTCGAGCATGCGAGAGGTCTGGTTGAAGGCGCTGCAGTTGCCGCAGCGCATCGTCTTCGCCTCTTCCGCCGGCACGTCCCAGCGAGCGCCCATGCGCTGCCAATACTGCTCGTTCGGCTCGTTGGGGTTCATCGGACCATAGTCCGCCTTGTCGATGGCGCGACCGCGGTTCCGCAAGTTCAGCGTCAGGTCGCCCGTCGCAGCGGGGCAGGCCTCGCCGTCTTCGTACTCGTCCATCGTGTCCGACATCACTTGCCCTTCCGCGACGCACGCATGTTGTCGATGAGATTGGGATAGGCCCGCCCGGCCTTCTCGGCCATCCGCTTCGCCGCCGCCTTGCGCGCTGGCGTCAGCTTCTTGTCGCCCTTCGTCGGGTCGGGCGTCTTCCAAACCGGCTTCTTCATCACGCCTTCCCCTTGTTCCGCGCCGAAATGGCCTTCGCCTTCGACTTCGCGTCCGCCTTGCTCGAGGCGCCCCAGGCCCGCAAAGACAGCAGCAGCCGCGTCGGCTCCCCGTCCTTGTACTCAGGCCCCGGCATGTTCCCCATCCGCGCCAAGAACGACGCACGACGCGGGTTATCGCCCGACTTCACCGGAGGCTTCAAGTCCATCCCCTCGGCACGCGCAGACGCCCGGCCCTTGGCATTCAAGCCGCCCTTCGGGTTCTTTCCCTCAGACCGCTGCCAGGCCGGCGTCTTCACAGGAACCGCCGCGGAAGGCCAGGACCAAACGCCATCGTCATGAGCGTGGGACGCGCAGACGCCGCATCGCCAGGCTGGAACATCGTCGGAGGAGCCATCTGGCCGCCATAAGCCGGCCCCACCGCCATGGGCGCCATCGGCGCCATAAGCGCAGGCGACATCGAGGGGGGCATGAAATTGAACACAGGGCGCGCCATCACCGCAGCCGAAGGCACAAAGGACCGCCCGCCGTAGCCGCCGAAGATCGACACCCGCGGCACGCCGATGTTCTGCGAGGACGCCAGCATCTGCATGAACGCCTCGGACGGGGCGTAAGACACCGGAGGCGCTACAGGGGGCGCCGGAGCCGCAGGCGCTACAGGCGCGGGGACGTAGACACTGTCGTTGCCGCCGCCATCGTTGTAGCTGGGCGGAGAAACCCCAAACCCATACCCAGGGCTCTCCGGCCCATACCCAGCCGCAATCGCGCTGTCGGGGTCCGTCATGTCAGGCGAACCGTAGGCCGGAGACTCCGGCCCATACCCAGCCGCAATCGCGCTGTCGGGGCTCACGCCCGGCTCGCTGTAGCCGCCCCAGTCACCGCCACCCCAGCCGCTGTCGCCGCCACCGCCGCCCCCGCTGTCGCCGCCGCTCGGATCCCCACCCTGGCCAGAGTCCGCGTCATAGAACTCCAGCAGCCCGGTTACAGGGTTCACGGTCCCAGCACCGCCGCGCTTCTTCAACAGCGCAGCCTCGGCAGGGGTGATGTGCGCCAGCACAGTGTCGCCACCGCGACCCTGCTGCTGCAGCACCTGCGCGAGAAGACGGAAGTAGTCCACAGGGCCAGACCCCTCGGAAGTCACCGGAAACCTAAGAGCATTGCGGCACCAACGCAACCATTAAACCACACCCCTAATGCTCCGGCGCAAAGGCTTGTTCGGCAGCCACGCCGATCCCCGACCACCCACCAGCGCCGCCTGGCCCGCAAACGTCAGACACAACGCATCAGCCAAGTCAGGCGAACGCATGCCCCGCTTCTTCAGCCCGTCCTTGCTCTCAACCACCACCTTGCCCGTCGACGTGAACGAATACCGCGGCGCCACCAACTCATGCCGCAGCGTCTCGTCCTTCGGCAACTTCACCGACCGCGTCGCCAGCCAGTCCTTCACCGACAACCACAACTCGTCCCTCAACCGATGCGCATTCGGGTTCATCGCCGACGACTCCGCCACGTTCACGTCCCGCACGTTGTAGCCCTGCTCCCGCAGCCGATCGGCCACGCCAGACCCTAACCCGATCGTGTCCACACAAATCTCCTCCGGCGCGTCCTTCTTCGCCTCGTTCACCACCGCGCCCACCGTCTGCATCAGATCCAAGCCACCCCAGGCCCGGATCTCCAACACCACATTCCCCTTCCGCTTGCACAGCGCCGTCCTGTCCGTGCCAAACCGCGCCACGTCCAGCCCGTATACCATTGGCTCGTTGGCCCCGACCGTGATGTCGCGCTCCAGCGCCGAGTCCACCAGATCAGCCGGGATCAACGTGTCATCATCCGCCAGCGCAAACTCACCCAACACCCGAATCCGATACGCGTTCGACGTCTCGCCATACGTCGCCGCGATCTGACGCACGAAATCCGACGACACCAGCGGGTTGTTCGCGCACGACACGTGCATCCGAAACCAATCAACCGCCAAGTCGTGGTGCGTCTTGTAAAACAGCCCAGAGTTCCGCGTCGGGTTGCTGATCAAGATCGTGCAAGCACTGTGGCCCGACATCGAGCCCGCCGCAGCCTCAAACACCGCCTCCGGCACCGCACTCGCCTCGTCCACCACCAGCAGCACGTTCTCGCTGTGCACGCCCGCCAAAGCTTCAGGCCGCTCGCTGCTGCTCGTCCTCACGGAAATGAAGCTGCTCTCCGGCGCCCCTTTGAGCGAAATCCTGTCGCTGAAGACCTCAAAACTCTCCCGCAACACAGGCGGCAACTTATTCACCCACGACTTCAACTCAGCGTACAGCGCGTCAAACAGCTGCGCCGCCGTGGGCGCCGTCACCACCGCCTTCTGCGGATACCGCGTGCAAGCATGCCAAATCAGCACCCAGCTGCACACCGTGCTCTTCCCCACCCCGTGCCCCGCTCGCACCGAGATCCGCCGCTCGCCCCGCGCGACGGCACGCATCAACTCCTCCTGCCACGGCAGCGGCTTCGCCCCCAGCACGTTTCGCACGAAACCCACCGGGTCCGCCCGATAGCGCGTAATAAACGAAACGAACGTGTCCTTGTCCGAAGCCGCATCGCTCATTCCGTGACGTCCTTTTTATTTTTTGCCGGGCGGCCCCGGCGACGCGAAGGGGGTGGGGTGGGGGTGGGGGCAAGTACCTCCGGCGCAGCGTGCGTAGACGGCGCGGGTGGCGCGCACGCGGGCGCCCCCGGCGGGGCGGCAGGGCCGGGGGGGTCTGGCCGATCGGTCGCCTGGCCGGCCCCCTCCTCCCCCGGCGCGGCCCCGGCCACCCCCTCGATCACTCGGTCGGACCCACCCAACCTTTCACCACCAAAGGTGGGAAGCGCAGGGATTTCAGTAGCTTGGCCCTCGATGTACCCGGAACCCTTACCCGCGAGCTCCTTCAGGGCCTCAAGGTGCAGCGTGTGCGTGTGCGTGACGGTCGCTTCGACCTGCGTCCGATCGCCGTAGATCTTCGGCAACAGCCTCGAGGCGGTCCATTTCTTCGCGTCGATCGCCACGCGAGCGACGTCCGCGGGGATCTCGCCCCTGGTCGCCATCTCCGCGAGCTCGTCGATCCGTTCGGCGTGGATGATCGCCCGCGCCTGTATCGCACGCGTGTAGATGAGGAGGAACTCCTCATCGCGGTTCAACCACGTCCAGATCGACTTCGCGTCTGGCATGCCTTCTTCTTCGCCGATCGACTTGATCGACCGGCCTTGAGCCACCAGGAGGCAGATCTGCTCAATGAGTTCGGGCGTCTTGATTGTGGGCCTAGCCATTACCGCGCCCCTCCTCCTTCCCCTTCGCCTCTCTGTACTCCTGCAGGCTGACGACTGGCTGCTGGCGGAGCCTGGCGAGCCTGTCGTCGTGGAGTGCTTGGACGATCGTGTCGAGGCGGTTGCGTGTCCATCGTGTCAGGTCTTCGGGTTGGGGCGCGGCCTGGGTCAGGATGTCGTCCCAGATGGCTGCGCAGTGGGCGTCGAGGTCGTCAGAAGGGGATTTCGTCATCGGGGACGGTGACCTTCTGTGCGGGCTGTACGGTGGCGCCTGGGAAGGCGGCCTTGGCGGCTTCGGCGAATGCGGCTGGCTGCCACTGGGACCAGGCCAGCAGGAGTTCGGGGAGCGTGACGACGGTTTCGGGGTGGTCGGAGTGTCGTGCCACGGCGTCGGCGTCTCTGGGGTTCAGGGCCACCGTATACGGCTTTCCGTGCCAGGTCATCGACCATGTGTTCGGCGGCATGGGTGTGTGACCGGCTTCGGTGGCGGCTTGGTCGAGGGCTTGCCAGCCTCGGATCATGACCTGGGCGCGATGTGTGATGGCCTCGAGGTCGTTGTCGTGGATGGCGGCGTCGAGTTTGTCGGCGGCCTGTCCGAAGCGGGCGGCGAGTTCTGGGGTGACGAGGCGCGGCAGTCGGTCGCAGCCCCACTTCGCTTCCAGCGCGTGTGCGACCTGGTCGAGGGGTGCGATAGCTGCGGCGAGTGCCTTCCCGTGCGCGATGCTTCCCATCCGCAGCAGCGCCTGATCAGCGGTCGAGAGTCGCTTCATCTTGCTCATGGTCCTTCCCCCGAAAGTGTCCCGCTCTCAGCGGGACATCGGGACACCCCTAAAGGGGTGTGTCCCGTGTCCCGGCAAAGAGGCTTGCGGCTATGTCCCGTTGTCCCGTCTATGTCCCGGTGGATGTCCCGGCAAATGTCCCGGCGTCCTGGCGCGCCTCTGTCCTCGTTGGCGGCACTTTGACGAGTGCGAACTCGAGGTGGTCCACCTCCTGGACGACCCCGCTCTCGATCAGGTAGTCGACCGATCGCCGGAAGGACTTCTTCTTGTTCTCCCCGCAGGCCGGCGTCATGGCGTAGAAGGCGCAGCGCCACCGCTCCTCCGTGACGGTTTGGGCGCCGTCCTCTGATGCGACGCGGATTGCCTTCAGCGCCTCGGCGCGGCGCGGGGTCATGTGGATCTTCTGCATGGAGGCCTCCTGTGCCTACGGTTGCTTGATCCTTTTGTCCCGTTTTGTCGCGCATGTCACTCTTTTCCTTGTGCCACGATCCACCAGGTGGATCCGTGGTGCGCGGCGCGGTTCATCTCCTTCAGCGTCTTCTTGACCCTCTGGAATGCCTTCTTCTTGGCCTCCTGGTCGGCGGTCGTCTCCTGGTAGAAGTAGGTCCGCCAGGTTTCTTCGCCCACGCATCGGACGTTGCTGGGGATGTGGTTTGAGGTCACCTGCTCCCCGTGGTTTTCGATTGCCCTGCGGAGCGCGGTCAGCGCATCGGCGGGGTAGCCCGTCAGCTTGGTGATCTTGGGCGCGATGACCACCGGCCCGTTCAGGGGCTCGACGGCCAGGGACGTGGCGTCTGGGTCGATGTCGGACAGCGGGACGGAGATCATGCGGTAGCCGATCTCGATGCCGTCCTCGCCGTCCTTCTGCTTCGTGATCTTGAGGCGCCCCAGGCGTTCGGGGCTGTCGTCGTCGGAGATCTTGGTCACCTCGAGCTCGGCGTCGACGGCGCCCAGGAGGCTGGAGTGGCCGCGCTGGCCTCGGGCTTCGTCCTTGCCGGCGTGGTGGACGGGCATGACGAGGCAGTCGAGGGTTTCGGTGAGGTATCCGATGATGGCGATGAAGGCGCCCATGTCTTCGCTGCTGTTCTCGTTGCCGCCCGAGAAGGCGCGGGCGAGCGTGTCGACCACCAGCATGCGGGGCTTGAGGTTCTTGGCCTTGATCGCTTCGACCAGGGCTTCGGCGTCTTCCATGGTCGATCGGAGGTTCAACTGGCCCCGCAGGAAGGCGATAGGCGTGTCGGGCGGCAGGTCGTGGTGCTTGCGCAGCGCGTCCCAGCGGCGCTTGAGGCCCGCCCCGCCCTCGCCTGCGACGTAGACGACGTCGCCCTGGATCGTAGTGCGGTCGAAGGCTGGCTGTCCTGTGGCGATCATGCCGGCCACGTAGAGGGCCACGAAGGACTTGTAGCTGCCGGGCTTGCCGTAGAGGGCGGCGAAGCCCTTGGCGGGCAGTAGTTCGTGGATCAGCCAGGTGACGGGCTCGTCGCGCAGTTCCTCGGCCATGACGAGGCGGATGCGCGGCTGTGGGCCTTGCTGGGCTTGTGGGGCCTCCCGGACGTCATCGGGCATGGAGGCGATTGGCGCGGCCTGGGCCTTGGCCTGGATCCGCTCCGCGATCGTCGGCTCCGGCGGCATGAGGGCGCGGGCTGCGGCCTTGCGGTCGCCACCGTGCTGGAAGGTGGCGTAGAGGTCGAACGGGTCGGTGACGTGGCCCGACAGCGGGTCTTCGATGCCGTGGTGGGAGTAGGCGCACCAGTGGCCTCGGGTGCCCTTGAAGACGACGACGCCGGCGGTGCCGGTCGTGGATCCTGGCCGCATGTAACGGTAGGCCTCGCCGTTCGGGCCATGGAGGTCGCGGTACATGAAGCGGTAGCCGTTGGCCTCGAGGGTCTGGCGGACGTACTCAAGGCCGTGGCCGTCGTTGAATGCGTCGATAACGCTGGGCGCCTCTGGGAGCGCCTTGGGCGGCGGCGGGCTGCTGGTGATGGCCTGTTCGGCCTTGCGCTGCTGCTGGCGCGTCTGGAGCCACTGGACGGCCTTCTGCACGTCCATGGGCTGTCCGTCGTGGCGGTGGGAGCGGAAGGCGGAGACGGCCTCCTGCGTGCCGACGCGGGGCAGATACCAGGGCTGGGACCAGCGGCGGTTCTCTGGGACGTCCGTGATGTAGACGCCGCGGGCGTGGAGCTGCTCGATGAGGTAGGTGACGACGGCGTCGAGCTCGGCGGGGCTGGCCATGCGGGCGGGCACCAGGATGCGGTACTTCCAGGTATCGGTCGTCGGGTCGTAGGAGTGCGTCGTGTGCGCGAAGAAGCTGACACCGATGTCTTCCATGGCGGCGATCGCTTCGGGCAGCGGCGGCGCGCCTGTGTGGATCTCGCCTGTCTCTGGGTCGAAGCGGGAGTCGCCGTCGATGACGGCGATATCGGCGGCGAGGAGGTGTTCGTCGGCGCGCTTGAGTTCCGCCAGGTCGCCGCCGCGGACGTAGTAGCTGCCGTCCTTCGGCCCGACCTTGGGCGTCGACAGGCGCTGGCAGAAGTATGCCCAAGTGATTTCCTTGGCCGAGAGGGTGACATCTGTGCGTCCGTTGGCGGCCAGGGCGATCTTTAGCCTAGCGGTGTCGTGCGTCGTTGTTATATCTTGGGACATCCGCGGATGGTTCCTGCGTTCGCGGGGGACTCGATGATGCGGCGCTGGTGATCCTGCACACCAGCGCCGCATTTCGTTTTAGGCCTTAGAACTCGTCAAGCTCTTCCTTGGCGGGCGCCTTTGCGGGCGCGGCCTTCGGTGCCGGCGCGGGCGGAGGCGCGTCGTTGGTCATGTCGGCGGGCGGGGTGGTCCAGCCGGTGATGGCCCACTTCGGCGCCTTGAAGCGCAGTTCGCCCTGCGGCGTCTGCACCTTAATGGTTTCGGTGCCTTCGATCGTGATGACCGGCATCTTTCCGGGGTTGCTGGCGTGCTGCTCGAGGAACTGGTCGTGCAGCTGGTCGATCGACCGCAGCAGCGTCTTGGAGGTGGGCGAGAACTCGCGCAGGCCGTGGTCCTTGAAGAACACGCGCACGCGCACGGCCTGCTTGTGATCGGCGGTGGGCTTGGGCGGCATCTTCTCGCCTGCCTTCGCCATCACGGCGTTGTAGGTCGGCGTGAAGGTGAGCCAGCCAATCTCGATGCCGGCGAGGTCCATGACGACCTTCGTCGGCAGGGTGATCTCGACTTCGTTCTTCTCCCAGGTGCCGTCACCTGCCGGCTCGCGGTTGACGGCGATCATGTCGCCGCTCTTGGCGTCGAACTTGACGACCGGCAGGAACTTGCCGCCGCCGCTGCTGCTTTCCATGTTGAAACCCAGACCCATTGTCATTGCTCCTTCTGGTGCTGCTGAACCCCGCAGCCGGGATGTCGTTAGCGGGTGGCCTTCCACCACGCCATGAGGGCCGCGTCTGCGCGCCCGTCCCACTTCTTGAGTGCGAACAGGTGCGCGTATGCGGGGAAGAGCTCGGCGGCGCGCTGCCGTGCGCCGTCCTTGCCGTCGCGCGCGTTCACAGCCTTCTGCCAGGCTTGCGGCGTGACGTACTCGATCGGGATGTGCAGCGCGGCGACGATGCCCTCGACCATGCCGACGCCGCGGCCAAACTGGTACGCGAAGCTCGGCGCTTCGCCTGGGCGCGCGCCGACCTTCTCGACGACGGCCACGCCCGGCTTCCGCGCGTTGATGAGGGGCGCGAGCATCTGCGGGCTGATCTCGTTCTTCTTCTTGCCGCCGCGCAGCACCTCGACGGTGGGCATGTCGATGATCTCGAGCGTGCCGGCGGTCGGGCAGAAGAAGGCGAGCGCGCCTGTCGCACCTGGGTCGACGGCGAGGATCACGGGCCTCATCGGGCGGCCTCCTTGTTGATGCGCTCTCCGATCCACCGCATGACGGGGACGGCCATGGAGTTGCCCAGCGCCTTGTATCGCGGCCCGTCTGCGGTCTTGTCGCTGATGCGGGTGTATTCGTCGGGGAAGCCTTGGAGGCGCTCGCATTCGCGCGGCGTGAGGCGGCGCACGGCGCTGGTGGCGGCTGCAACTGCCGCGACCTGGGCGATGAACGTCTCCGTGTCGAAGTCCTGGCGCCCGCTGGCCGTGCCGCAGGCGTTCAGCGCGGCAGCCACGTCGATGGGTCCGCTGGTGTTGTTGCCACCAAAGGCCACGGCAACGACGGGATCCTGGCCGCGACTTTCCCCGGTGCGATCTACGCCCCGGCCACTTGCCGTAAGGCTTGGTGCAGTTGGGTGGGCAGTTCCTTCCCGCGCTTCTCGGCGCGGCGGAGAATGCCTGCGCATGCCCTCGCGCTCAAAAAGAACCTCGGCGGGATGGATGTCGTCTCGAGCACTTGCGACAACGAACACACGACGGCGTCGTTGGGCCACTCCGAAATATTGAGCGTCGAGAACCCGCCAGGCGCAGCGTCTTTCGGGTCCAACAACCAGACCCGCGCTGGTCCATCTCCCTCTTGGCGGAAGGAGGGGTTCGTCGCTTCCAGCCAATGCCCCGAGAAAGCAGCCGAAGGCGTTGTCTTTGACGTTGAGCACGCCTGGGACGTTCTCCCAGAGGACGATGCCGGGCTTGGCTCCCCTAGCACGTCGAAGATGGTCAATTGCATCAGCCAGCCTCACGAACTCAAGGGAAAGGTTGCCACGATCGTCGGCCAGTGAAAGCCGCTTGCCCGCGACGGAGAACGCCTGACACGGCGTGCCGCCGACGAGGACGTCGGCGTCTGCGATCCACTCCTCATCTCGCAGCTTGGTGAAGTCGCCGTGCAGCGGCACGGACGGGTAGTGGTGCGCAAGGACCGCGCGCGGAAACTTCTCGATCTCGCTGAATGCGAGCGGGGTCCAGCCCATGTGGTGCCACGCCACGGTGGCCGCTTCGATCCCGCTGCACACGGAGAGGTAGCGCATTACTTCGCCGCCCCCTTCACCACCTTCAGCCGCAGGCCCAGCACGTTGCAGTAGCGCAGCGCGGCCTTCAGCCCGATGTCGCTACCGCGTGATGCGGCGTACCAGTAGGCGGAATGCGAGAGGCCCGCGCGCTTGCACAAGTCGCGCTGCGTCAGGCCTAGCGCCTGGCGCTGGTCCTCTAGGGCGGCGAAGAAGTCCCCCGGTTCGTCCACTTTGGCCATGTCGGTCCCTCTTTCGCAATTCATAAGCGCCTTGCGTTTTAGGCGCAAGGCACTTCTGAACAACAAGCTACTCGGCGGTGAAGGGCTCCACCTGCGCCCAGGTGGGCACACCGATCTCCACCAGCATGTCGGAGTAGAAGGCGGGCGCGTCCTGCGCCTGCTTGAGGGCCACATGGTAGGCGGCAGCGGCACGCTCCATGAGGAGGCGCCCAGACTGCAGGCTGCGCGCGTCGAGGGAGTAGACGCCGACCGCGTGCGGCGCATCACTCTCGACGGCGATGAAGATGAAGCGGTCGAGCTCCCAGCCGACGACCTCGCGGAAGCCCGCGGCGTAGTGCGCGGCCTGCAGGTGATACTGGAAGTTCGCAATTTGACGTGCGAAGCCTTCCGGCGATGCGTCGCTGCAGGTCTTCACGTCGAGGATCGCGCTGCCGGTCATGTAGTCGCAGCGCGCCTTGCACGGCACGCCGTGCTGGTCCCAGAAGAGGGACACTTCGGCGTGGCCGTTCGTCAGGCCTTGCGCGACCAGGGGATGGCGACGCGCGGACGCGGCGATCGCGCGCGCCTTTTCGTAGGCGGCCTCGTCGACGATCGTCTTGCCCGCGTGGTCCTGCTCAAACTCCTCTGCGGCCTTCTTGCCGATCGTCGTGCGCCGATCAAACTTCGGCATGACGGCGAACTCGGCGTCGAACTTCTCCGGCTCGAGGATCAGCGCGTGGGTGAGCGTGCCCAGGCGCATTGCGGGCGTCGGCTCGCGTGGCGCGGTCTTCGCGGCGATGTAGTGGGCGGGCGAGCGCAGCAGCAGCTTCGCCCCGGATGCGCTCAGTGCTTCGACTGCGTGGTAGTCACTCGCGGGCATTCCGACGTGACTGGGCATCTTCTTCCTCCTTTGCCATGGCCATGATCGCCATCAGAAGCACGCCGAGATTGGCGCCGACGACCAGGCCCACGATGAACCAGACTGTGGTGCTCACTGCCGCGGCTTGAGCATGTGCTCGATGTTGGCGCGCCGGATGAGGATCCGGCGGCCTATCCGCAGCGCATCGCAGCTGATCTCAGTCCTCGGCGGCGGCGCGCGTGACGGTCGGCGGCTCGCTAATCGTAAGGCGCGCGCGTAGGCCGCGCGGCTTTGTCTCCGCGGACTTTTCCTCCACAAGCGGCTTGTATTCGCCGCACCAGTAGGAGCGCGCCACGCGGTGCGGCTGCGGGTAGCGTTGGCAGGTGAGGGATCCGCCCTCCTGGCCGGCGGTGTAGCGGCAGTCCGCGCAGGTGCGGCGCTGTTCAGTGGTCAAGTCTGCGTTCCCTTTTGTAGAGCGTGTCGGGTTAGGTCTAAATCGGCCTTCAACTGCGACGCCTTTTCAATCCACGGGATGATGTCGCGGTGCGCCTTGGATAGATCCGATGCCAGTCGGGCATTCTCCTGGCGCAGCCTCTCAACTTCCTCGAGGAGATCAATCCTCAACATCTTCGTCTTCGCTCTCGTCACATGAGAAGATCATCGCCGTCCCCCAGGCCAAGAGCCCGGCCAGCACGTCGGGATCGCTGGCGTCCATGGGGTACATAGCTCGATGTCCGTCGCGGGTACGGACCAGCAGAACGGCATGGGCCGCGTCGACGTCACTTGCCTGCTCGGCCAAGGCGACCAGCGGAGACTGGGCCATGGGTGTCTTGCCGGTTTTGCGCACGATCTAGCCCTTTCTTGCCTGGACTCTAATCCTGGGCTTGCCGGCCAGGGCCTCTCCTCGGAACCAAGCCACGCCGTCCAGAACTTCGCACGCCTCTGGCTGCAGCAGGTGCCCCCTGCGGACGGTTAGGACCACCCACCCCTGCGTCCAGGCAGTAGGCTTGCCACGCAGGTAAATAAAACACGGCCAGCGGGGATCTGCGAGCATGCCCGTCTCAACGCCGTAGATGCGGCCCTTGAGGTTTTCGCGACCTGTGATGCGTAGCTTGTGCGTGTCCCCTGTCACGATCGACGAGGCGCCCTTCATTGCGTTGTTGTAGGCGGCGTGCTCCCCATTGTGCCAGCGGTGGAGGGCGTAGAAGGCCCCGAAATCAAACCGCCAGGCCATACGCCAGTCGGGGAACTTGTCGGCAAGAAGCATGCCCTCGGCGCCCTCAAACGCCGCAGCGTGGCGGGCGAGGTAGTTGTCGTGCCTCTCGTCGTGATTACCGATTGCCCAGAACTTTTTCGCCTTGGGCGCTAGTGCGGCGAGCTCCGCAAAATGCAGCAGGCCGGCGTCGATTGTTTCCTTCACTTTGACGTGCGGCTGCCATCCGACTGGGTCGTGGCGACTGATTTCTCCGAAATCCAGCGCGTCGCCCGTGCAGAGGAGAAAGTCGGGTTGGATGTGCGGCAGCGCCCGCAGGAGGGCCTCATGCGCGACGCTGCGCTCTTGGGTGGGGCTGCTCCAGTGCGGGTCGCCGAACGCTATGAAGGTACCGTTCTCGACGGGCCATTGGACCTCTTGCAGGTCTTCCGCTTCGCTGCTGTTAGGGATCGCCTGGGTCGTCAGGTCTGGCAGGTCGAGGATCTGTAACGCTCGGTTGAACTGGTTGCGGAGGGTGGTTTCTGCCATCCCCCGCTTGCGGGCTGCACCAGCCTTCCCATGCGCGAGCACGTCCGCATAGATCGACCTCAGTTCGTCGTCCGTCAGGGCTCGACTTGCCATGGCGTTCGTCCTTGCTGATTGGTCTACGCTTAACACGGTCAACGATAAATATCGTGAAAAATTAGTGACTAGGGCGCCGCTCCACGATGTCAGTCATCCCTTCGCTCCCTCATCGCGCGCATCGCGCGGCGTGTCTCCGCGTCGAGCTCCCGCAAGTAGACGTCCGCGATGGCCACCTGCGTGATCTCCACCGCCTGGCCCGGCAGGACGCGGAGCCCGTAATCCGCAGCGAGTGCCGCGAGACGTACGGGATCCGTCTCCATGATGCGCACCCTCATGCAGCGGGCAGCAGGCCGGCGGCGCGGAGGAGTCGCACGCCGTCCGTCGTGACGTAGAGCTCGACCTGGCGCCGGTCCATCGTGCTGATCTTCCGCCGCACCAGCTTGAGATCCACCAGCTTGTCCGATGCTCGGGTGATGACCGGCTTCGACAGGTCCAGCGTCGCGGCGATGTGCTTCACGCTGTTGCCGGGGTGCGCGGCGATCAGCAGCAGGATCGCCATTTGGCGGCAGGTCATGTTCTCGGGCAGCAGCTGCGCGCCCGCCACGAAGGGCCGCGCGGACATTGGGATCTCGAGGAGATCGTTCGACATCACGCGGCCCTCCCTGGGACATTGACACGCACGACGGGACACCCCCAGTGCGGCAGCTTCACCACCATCCACCCGCCTTCGATCGACCAAGGCACGTCCTGCGCAGGCTTCTTTTCGGAGAGGTGTACGTCGTCCAGGGGGACAGTGATGGTGCAGCATCCGTCTTTCCACGCGACGGCGCGGGCTTCGTGGCGCATGGCGCTGTCGGGCGCCTTTGTCACTCTGACCTTGCCGGCCATCCGGTCCCGTTCGACGTAGACCCGAGATGGCTGGCCCTTGATCTTCTCAAGCCCCAGCCGCGCGCAGGCGGCCTTGCTGAGAGACAGGGCCATTGCGGGTGTCGCTCTCCCGCCGGGGATGCGCCAGGCGACGGTGACGCTTTCCGTCCGTCCCAGCTGCGTGTTTATTCGTTCCCAGGTCACTGCTTGCTTTCCTCCTTTGCTCGCGCAGCCGTGATTGACTTTGCGCGGTAACGAACGACACGCACCAAATTAAGCGCGTTGAGGATGGACTCGCCCGGCTCGCGCCGCGCGTTCAGCACGTCGCAGACGTAAGCGGGGGACAGGCCGTGCTTCTCCGCGAAGGCGCGCTGACTGCCGGCGGCCTTGCACGCCGCGGCCAGGCGCCTGCAGACCTCGATGCTGTCTAGGTAGAGGTCGGCCATTAGCCCAGCACCGCGAGGACCAGCGTCCCGGCGATCAGCGTCCCGAAGAACGAGGCCAGCATGATCCCGCCGAAGGCCAGCAGCAGCTGGCCGAAGTCGGTGCGGAAGAAACCCTTCGACATCTTGTTCACTTCCTCTTGCCTGCGCAGCGGCTGTTGGTTGCAGGGTTCGCTGCAGTCCCCATGGCCGGCGCACAGGCACCGGCTCCGTTCCCCCGTCGGGCGCGCGTGGGGGATCATGGCGCTAGTCCCGACGGGGGAGTTCCGCCCTGGGCGGAAGCCGGGCGAGCCTCGAGCTCGCGGGCGACCAGCATGGCGTACCCCGCGATGTCTTGCCAATGGTCAATCTCGTCGGGGTTGCCGTGCAGGATCCGCCCGATCTTGGACGCGATCATGTCGAGGCTTTCGCGCTGGTAGTTGCGCAGGTTGTCCCATCCGTCCACACAGCGCATGCGGCGCTTGAGGCTCTGGATCGTGCCCGCCTTGCTCTTGTAGTCGCCGTGCGTTTGCTCGCGCGTGGCCAGCAGGTTGTCGATCGTCACAGCTTGATCTCCGCCCCTCGTCCTTCCTTCACCGCCAGCTTGCGGCCAAGGTCGGCCAGCTGCTGGTGGAGGCGCCACGCCTCCTGGCTGTCGGGCCACGTCTGCCGCAGCAGCTGCTCGAGTACGTCAATGCGCGCACGCAGCACGCCGATCGTCTCGGGGATAACGAGATGTTTCACGTGAAGAGCGCCCCCAGCAGGACGAAGAGGAGCATGCAGAAGGCGAACAGGATGCTGCCCGCGATGATCTGCAGCCAGTAGACGGGAGAGTTCGGTTCCATGGGGTTCCTCCTTGTCTTCAGAACGGCAGGTCGGCGTTGCGCGCCTGCTGAGCGCCCAGCTGCTGCAGGCGACCGCGCGTGGTCAGCGGCTTGATGTGGCAGCCCATCTCCGTGTCTTCGCCGATCCGGTCCAGAAGCATCTGGGCATAAGCCAGGGTGTAAGCGGTCGCGACGACCTTTCGCTCGTAGGCGTAGAGCGCGCCAGGGAGGCTGGGATCGCACTCGACGGTGATCACGACTGCGAAGTTCGGCTGGCTCATTTTCATCTCCATCGCTCCCAGCGCCCCGATCGGCGTCCGGTGAGACATACCTATCCGCCTGACGGACTAGACGCAAGAGGGAAATCCGCCCTCATCACAAAAAAGTTTAGACCCCGCATCAACTGACTTGCGTCCTAGACGCAATTCCCACTATCCTTCGGGGTACATACCCGATGGAGATGGCGGTGAAGGACGACATGAAGGTCACGAAGCTGCAGCGCGCCCCTGGCGTGTGGCGCATCCGCATTGAGACGAAGGACGAGGCGGGCCGCCGCAAGTTCTCGACGGAGACGCTGAAGGGGACGGAGATCGACGCGGAGGCGCGCCGCATCGAGCTCCTCAAAAGCGCCCACGCGGGCGATCTCGTCGAGATCACCCCCGACACGGTGCGGCAGCACTGGGCCAAGTGGCAGCGTCGGCGCGTCGGGCTGCAGCAGATCTCCGACCTCACCCACGCCAGCCAGGAAAACCTCATCAAGCCGTTTTTGGTCCTCTACGGCGATCGCCCGCTGAAGTCGATCGACCGGGACGACATCGAGGAGTTCTACCTGTCGCGCATCCGCCAGGTCGGGCCGGGGACCATGACGATCACCCACCACCACCTCAAGGCCATGTTCAACCAGGCCTGCGCGGCGGGCGTCTTGGCGAAGAACCCGATGAAGAAGGTGGCCGCGCCCAAGGGGGAGAGCGAGGCGCGCAAGCCCCTCGAGAAGCGCCACATCAAGGTGCTGCTCACCTACGCCGCGGACAAGCCGTTCCTGGGCCGCATGATCCGCCTGGCGCTGGCCACGGGCATGCGCCGCGGCGAGATGTGCGCACTGCGCTGGTCCGACGTCGACCTCGAGACGGGGATCATCCACGTCTCCCGCACCGTCGTGCGCGTGGGCGCAGCTGAGTACGAGAAGAAGCCGAAGACGGCCAAGAGCATCCGCTCCATCCGCATGACGAAGTCCCTCTGGGACGAACTGAAGGCCTGCGCCGGGAAGCCCGACAAGCACATCCTGCAGACCGTGTGGGGCGATCGGCCCACCCTCTCCTACATGACCAGTGCGACGAAGGACGCGCTGCGGGCGATCGGCCTGGACGAGGGCTATTGCCTGCACTCCACCCGCCACAGCCACGCGACGCACCTGCTGCGCGAGAAGATGCCGCTGAAGGCCGTGTCGGAGCGCCTGGGCCACGCCAACGTCGAGGTGACGATGATCGTCTACGCGGGCGTCCTGACAGGCGACGACCAGGAGCTCGCGGCCACCATGGACCGCGTCGTGAACGGGTAACGGATTGAAATAGGTTGACTTCGCCCCGGCGGATGCGTCTGAATGCCGCCGGGTATTGTGCTTCTTGGTTTCCTCCCGGACCTGCCACCCAGCAGGTAACTGCCCGGCCCTCGCAAGGGGCCGGGCTTTTCTTTACCGGCCTGCGGCCTCCTCGGCGCCCAGCAGGGACTGCAGGCTAAGGATACCCTGCCGCTCCATGGACAGCGGGCGCCCGTACCAGAGGCGGGACGCGGCGTAGGGGATGCCCAGGCTCATCGCCAGGCCCGTGACCGGATCCAGCATGCCAGCCGCCGCCGCGCCACCGCCGGCAGCCCCAAGGCCCGCCGTCGGCGCGGCGCTGGTGCGCGCGCCCGTCAGCAGGTTCTGCGCGAAGCTGCGCTGCGCCGTGCCGGAGTTCGGCGTCGGGTTCGGCAGCACGGCCTCGCCCGCGCGCACCAGGCGCGTGAACGGATCGCGCGCCATCCCGTAGGCCTCCGGCCCTAGGGATGCCCGCTCGGCCTGCGCGATTGCACCCGGCGGAATGAAGCCGGTGTTGATCTTGTCCCGGCCACCAGCCGCGCCGCCCATAGCCTCGCGCACCCGCGAGAACAGCGCGTACTCGCGGTTCAGTGCGCGCCACTGGTCGGCCAGATCCTCCTGCGCGTTCTGGCCGCGCGGCGCGCCAGGAACGGCCACCTGCGTGCCGGGCGCAGCCGCAGGCTGGCGGCCAGCCGATCGCTCCATCAGCCCCTCAAGGCTCTCGCGCAGGCGGTCCATGGCCTTGCCGTACTCGCGGATCGCCGGGTTGTCGCTGTTCTGCGCCAAGTTGGAGGCGGTGCGGAGCTCGCCCACGATGACGCGGTAGTTCGCCCCCGGCATCTCCGCGCCCTGCGCGCGCGCCGCGGCGAAGTCCTGAACCCGCTGCAACTGGCCGTCGAAGGCCCGATAAAGGGACTCGTCCAGGCCGCGCGTGTACTGCTGCCGCATGGCGCCAAGCTCGGCGTCGAAACGCTGGTCGGGCCGCAGCACCGTCGCCGCCTCGAGGGCGTCGAAACGCTGGCCGAAGGCGCGCTGCGCGGCGTTTAGCACGTCAGGCGTGGCGACATCGCTGTCGACCCCCGCCCGCCGCAGCAGCGCCCGCGTGTAGCCGCGCATGGCGTCGTCCTGCGCCGCCGCCGATCGAGACGCCGACGTCGGCAAGTAGCGCATCACGTCCTCAAAGACGGACGCGCTCGGGTTGCCGAGTTCCTGCGCGGGCGTCAGCGGGACGTTCTCCCGGCGGAGGATCGACAGGTTCTCCTCGCGCATCGGCGTGTTGCGCGCGGGGAACAGGTTCTGCGGACGGACCATCGGCACCATGCTCGCGGCCATGCCCACCGGCACCGCCACGACGCCAGGCGCGCCGGCCTCAAGCAGGGACTCCGTCGTGCCGGCGGCAGCCATGCCCGCAGCCGCCTGGCCGCCGGGTCCGGTGGCCAGCGTCTCGGCCACGCGGCGCGTGACGGAGGGCGCTGCCGTGGGCGCCACCGCGCCAGGAAGGCCCGCGATCGTGCGCGCCGCGCCAGCGCCCGACAGCGCCTCGACGCCTGCGCGCGTGGTCGTGCCTACGATGCGCTCCATGGGCGTCTCAGGCCGCGCCACACCGGCCCGGTCCAGCAGCCCCTCGATCGCCTGCGACGGCGTCGCCTGGCGCCCGCCCGTGGCGGCGTTCCAGGCATTCACCGCAAGGTCGGAGATGGGCCGGGCCAGGGCCGCCGCCGTGGCGCCCGCCAGCGCGCCGGGGATCGCGCCCACGCCGCCAGCCAGCGCGCCAATGCCCGCGCCCGCAGCCGCGCCCGCGCCGATGTCACCGAAGTTGCGCAGGGCCAGCCCAGCGCCGCGCGCGGCACTCTGGCCCACCGTAGGCGCAGGCTGCGGCGCGGCGGGGACGGGGCGCCAATCGGTCCCGTCGAAAAAGACCTCCGCGCCCTGGGCGTCGCGGGCGCGACGCGCGGGCTGCCACTCGCCGCCCTGCAGGACGACGATCTCGCCGGTTTCCCGGTTGAGGCGAACTTCAGCCATCAGCGGATCACCTCACTGAAACCAGGGGGCGGCGGCGGGATTTCACGCGCCGGGGCCGCAGGTGGCGTAAAGCCCGGCTGCACCCGACCGAAGTCGCCGCGCACGACATCCTGCAGGCGCTGCTCCGCGCGCTGCAGGCGGCTCTGCACGGCCTCGATCGCGCGGTTAAGCAGCGCCTCGCGCTCCACGCGGCTCATGTTCACGCCGGCCTGCATGTCGACCAGGATCTTGCGCTCGCCTTCGGTCGGGTTGCCGCCGAAGATCGCGCGCAGCTGCGACAGCGCCTGCTCGGTCATGATCGCGCCAAACTGCCGCGTGGCGGAAGCAGTCTGGGGGTCGATGTTCAGCGCGCCCGCCGCAGCGCCGCGCTGTGCCGCCGTCGGGCCAGCGTAAGCGAGCGGACTGAGGCGCAGCGCCTCGCGCAAGGCCCCATCGGCGCTGCGGAGGTTACCCAGGTTCGTCTCCGCTTCCTCGCGCAGCTGGACCTCCGCAGCCGAGAGTTGCCGCGGCTGCGTGCTGGTGATGGACACCTGCCCACCGTCCGGCGTCGTGACTGTGCGCGTCTCGCCCCCCCCAGCGGCAGCTGGCGCGCCTGGAGGGGTCTGCTCGCCAGCCGTGCCGGCGCCCGGAGCACTCGAGCCGCCAGCTGCGGCGGCCAGAGCGCGCGACGTCGGGCGGGGAATGCCCGCCGGGACATCCGGCCGGATCGTGACCACATCGCCGTTCGGCATACGTTCAAACCGCGTGCCGTAGAGCGAGTTAAAGGCCACCGCATATTCGGGGCTGTTTGCGAAGTCAGGCTCGCGCGCGCCGCGCAAAACGATGGCCTGGTTCCGCTCGGTGTCGGTGCGCGGCGTCGCCGTCGTCTGCGGCACCCAGCGGCGCGTCTGCTCGTCGTAGTTGTAGAGCACGCCGCCGACTTCCCTGGCCAGGGGCATGTTCGCCTCGCGCCGCGCCTGCTGGACCTGCAGCGCCGTCAGTTCGCGCTGGTTCGGATCCTGCGTCAGCTGCTGCGTGCGGACCTGTCGCAGGACCTGGCTCACCTCGCCGGGCCGCATGCCGGCAAACTGCGTCAGCGGGAAGCCCGTCGCCTGCTGGAAGGCGGCAGGGTCGCGCATGAGCTCGCCCAGGCGGCGCGTGTCCTCGAGCTCCGCCCGGCGCTGCTCCATCTGCGCGCCCATGAGGCGACGCTGGGAGGCGTTGTAGAGGTCGGTATTCACTCCCGACGCCGCACCGCCCAGCCCCGCCAGGATCTGCGCGCGCTGCGCCGGCATGATCGGCTGGCCAGCCGCGAGCAGCGTCGCGCTGATGTTGGCCAGCGCGTTCACCGCCGCGTCGCGCACGTCGCTGCGCGGCACGCCGTAGCGCGGATCAATCTGCGCCATCTGCTCGGGATCGCCGCCCGTGAAAAAGTCCATCAGACCGACCATCGACTACCTCCTAGTCCAGCAGGCCGCGGCGGCGGCGGATAGCGATCGGCT